AGATCGACCCTTGGGGCTTTATCAATCCAGCCTCGCTTCTCGGCTAACTTTAAAGCTGCTCTCAGTTCCTCCAATTGCCGTCTGTTGTTATTACAGAGTCCCACATGGTCTTCTACTTGTTCAGGGTACTTATTGCCCCAATATCGCTTTAAGGCCGTGGCGTGTTCCCTGAGGGCCTCTGGGCGGGCAACATAGGGGGATCTGGCATTGACCCGTGCGTCCAGAAGCTCCCCGATTGTTCTACCGGCGGGCGATTCCAATGCAGCTTTGAAGTTGCTTAAAAACTCTTCCGCTATTTCGAGTTCGGGAGTATGTGTAGAAAGGTGGCGTGTTGTGCCGCTCTCCGTGACGCGGATATACCAGTTGCGGCGTCCGGGCCGTCTGGTGAGTCGTGGGTTTTTCGGCATTCTGTTTGGCGTCTGAATTCGTCCAGGTGTTCGGGCCAGATTCTATAATGACCATTCATGGGCTTGCAAGCATTCAACTGGCCAGTCGAGATTAAATGATAAACGGTCTGACGTGAATAGCCTAATTTTTCACAAACCTGTGGGATGGTAAAAGCCATTATCTCCTCAGATACTCTAATAATTGCCAGACCAGCCTCCAGGCTTCTCCCGCGCTAAGTCTCTCATGGAGAACCTCTTCCCCGTCAGGCTTATTTAAAACAAGGAACAACTCGCCTTCCACGTCTCTGAAATTCGGGTAGATCATGCGACTAAATCCTGTTGGACTGGCTTCACATCCCAATCGACGGGACACTGGCTTGAGTCTATTTGCCGTGCCATATATTCTGCATTAGAACTATGGTTTATTGCGACATTTGTGCTGTCAGCAGAGGCAAATGGCCAACGCTTTCCGCCAAGGCTCAATCCGCGCATCATATGACACCAAGGCAAGGGGCCGTTTTTAGATAAGGCATTGAACGCTGTATCGATTCTATTTTCCCAACGATCAGAGCCGACTTGCCAATAGTCTCCACTTGACCCGAAAGCCAGCTTGCCAAAGCCTAGATCTGAAAGTTTGAGAAGGTGGTCAATGGATTCAGATAAATGCCAGACAACAGCCGCACAGTCTTTGCGGTGCGGCCATTCATGTATCAAGGAAAGATTGTCTTCTTCTCCACCATCAATGACATCTGGAACTGCAGCCCAGTGAGGATGACCTAGACGCGGTTCCACCCAAGCGTAGAACTTTTCCCACTGCGTCGGTATACCTTTGGTAAAAAGACTGAAGGCCCCGTTGTCCCACATAACGCTCTGACCTATGCGTAAGCACACATCAGCATCACGTGGATCGCCATAGGAAACACAAAAGTGTTTTCCCGCCATGCCCCACAATTCAGACCTAGGCGTCATAGGTGTACCGTGGTAATGGATCATTCGCGGACCATTTTCCATACAATCAACGCCCCAATCATTTTGGCAACGGTCATCAAGATGACCCCAGTCAAACTAAAGTGTCCAATCATCCCAAGAAAAACTGCGCTATCAATTGGTGTGCTGACCGCACTCGAAATCAGAACCCGCTCTGCGAAAGGCTTCTTAGTCCAGGTGTAGACTCCCCAGTCTGCAAACTCAGATACCAGGAACGCCGCCAATGAGGCAGCGGCTACAAAAGGGGATGCCATAATATAAGACAAGGCAGCGGCAACCAGCATTGCTATGATGACTTTGTGCTGAATTTCACGCTGGGCAAAATCGCGGGCAACAAAGATTAACCCAACAACAAGCGACATGGGTGGAAACATCTCGCCCAAAATTGGAACTAGAGGAACAACGGTGAAACCCCAGTTTACCAAAACAATCAAAACAATATATCCAAGTGTAAATTTGTAATTTCTCAATGTCCTAACTCCGAGTTAAGTTTCACTGCCTGGTCGTAAGTCATGCACCTCATTTCCAGAACCGATACGAATTTCTTTCCCAGGTATCCCTTTACCGCAGAGGCTATCTGATGAAAGTCTTCACGGATTCTTTCGTGACAGATTTCAACATCACTGTATGATTCAGTCCATTGCAGCCAGCCTTCGGGCGGCACCTTGGTTGTCAAAATCAGAACCGAAATGAAAACGACTTTAATCATCAGAAAATCACTAGTGCGAAATAAGCGACGGTGAAAAGTAAAAAGACACAGACCCCATCAAGCACGATGTGGGCAATTTTACTCCGCGGTTGAAATCTCAATAATAATAAATTGTGGATCATCTGATCCCCATCTCAGCTTTCTGATAACTCAATTCAGTTCGCTTCATATCAATCCAAGTCTTGTAGACATCGTAGTTTACCTTCGCGATTGTCGCCTTGGTTCTGGCTTCGCTTAAACTCTTCAGGTGCTGGTATCTGTATTCATCACTCGCCCTGGCTTCTCTTTCTTTAAAAGCTTCGCTGCCCTCGAAATTCGTTGCAATGCCTGATAAAATAGACTTGGTTGCATCATCGAGAGCCTTATAAGCTCCATCTAACTCTGCCCATGCGATTCCACGCATGGATAATTCGGCGGCTGATTTATCAGGATCAAAATTCATTTATCCCCTCCACATATAAGACGGCGTTTGACCATGCCTGGGCCTTGTTTTCAAACAGGTTGAAAATATCCCACAGACCCTCCGTGATTTCCTTGGGATCAAGTTTCTTGGACTTCCACCAAACCTCCTCGCCTCGACTGTGTTGCTCTGCATGACAGGGTTGACAGAGACTCAAAACATGCTGATCGGAAGGTTTTATCCCGGTCCCGGAAGGCGCGATGTAACGGACATGAGCCGCCTGAATGTCATAAGTGGTCTTGCAAATGACACACGGTAGGGTTCGGATATATTCCAAATAACGCGGCATCCTTTTAAATTCGGTCTTTGGGATCATGTTCATTTTTTAATCCTAGGGGATGGACTGAGCGGCTAAGGAGAACGTCGGGCAACCACTCGGTCCTGTTGAAACTAAACGACTCCCCAGGCCGTTTTCTGCGCCCAAATTAAAATGGGATCTCATCATCAAGCTCGTTAGAAACTTCTATATGAGCCCCGTCGTCTGGCTGCACGGGTTGGCTACCTTCGTAAGGGTCGGACATTTTCAGGCTTTGAAATCTGCCCTTGGTGCCGTTTTTCGTCCACGCTCCAAGCTCTAATCTTTCCCCTGATTTAATATCTCTGTGGGCCAAAATGTACCCAGTTGCATCCGGGTGAGAATCGGCATTTTTGTAATTGTTTTTGAAAAGTGACCCGTCGCCAGGTTTAGGTTCGTAAGCCATTTATTTCTCCAGTTTTTCTAAAGCAGTTAATTTGTCTTCAAGTTCTCCAATAAAATCAGCAACCATTGTCCTGATCTCATCAAGCCTCTTATCGTCGCGTTCAAATCGCTTGACGTACCCCTTCAAATCTTCAGGCATTCTGGGATCATAAGAAACGAAGTCGCACCATTTCCTTTCGGTGCATTCCATCTGCCATAGCATTTGAGTTTCATATTTTTGGGGGATTTTCTGGTCTAATAGCGTCTGGATGTGGGTGGCCGTGTTTGGGCATTTGATCTCAATTAAGCCGTCGTCTCCCACCAACCCGTCTGGGCTTGCACCGCTTTCCAGGTTCTGGTGCTGAACGAATCCGATTTCCTGCACTTTTGCATTTTCGTAAAATTCATAAGCCACACGGGCTTCGTCCTCATGGTCTATGCCCCACTGCATGGCTGAGTTTGAATAACTGTCTGCGACTTCTCCAGTCAGTCTTTCAGCTATTAACTGCGCCATGTAATTTGCCCGACTAGCGCCCCAGCCTGATTTGGTCTTGGCAATAACGTCAGAGACTCGACTTGCAGTGACCTTCCCGCAGCGCACTGCGAACCATTCGGCTGATCGTTGTTCGACATTATCCATTTTTACGGGCCTTCTGTGCCGCTATTGTCTTTAGAGACGTTTTGCAATCCTCAAATTGTTCTGCTGGCATTTCCGCGACAGAGGAGATTTTGTGATGGTTACAAAATTTTATTGTGTCGGCTTTTGTCTTCGCAATTAATTCAAGAATTTCTTCTACTTGCTTTTTATCTATGACGTTTTTATTTTTTTTAATGGGGACAACCTTTTGCCCTCCATCCCCGTCATCATCCACATTAAGATCACTGTCTTGATCCGAAATAACCAACCCTAGTGCTGAAACTAAAGTGTAACGCTGAAGATACGACGTAGTTGATCCTATGGCCTGAATAGAATTTTTCTTGCCAGAAGTGTCAGGCCCACCCGCTAATTTTGTTCTTTGCTCATGGCCGTCAACATGGCTGATAACACAGGTGACGTGAACAATGCCGTCAACAAAATCCGTGTCCCAGCTATAATAAAGATCACATTTATCTAAAACGGGCTTGATTGTTTTGGCTATGTTATCGAGGCTGGCGAAAAAGTATCCAAACCCCTCCTTGTTTTTAAACACAGTTCCAACATCATCCATAAACTTTTGTCGGGCGTGATTGAAATTGGCTTTCGCTTGTTTTGCCTCCCACTTCTCCTGAAGTTCCATCAGTTGCGCGAGTTGGCTTAAATCACCGCCTTTTGTTATAATCGTGTTTATTAAATCAACAGGCGTTGGGTTGCTTTTTGGTTGCGCTATCGCAATATCTTTTCTTGCAGACATTATTCTTCTCCCACTCTATCGGTGATTTCTTCAACTGCACCATTGATTGACCTAAGGATTTCCTGGCATTCATTGCGCCACTCAACACCCGCACCGAGAAATTCAGCGTTGCGAAGTAGCGTTTTCAAACTGTCAAGAATGGGAAGGGCTTTTTCGAGGTCGCCCTGAGCCTGGATGAGATCATCCCGTGCGCCGTCGGTCAGGCCGGGGTCTCGTCTTGTTGGAATTGTTAAATCTAACATCGTGTTCTCCTTATTCACCATATTAGATGTAAGATATAGACTAAATGAGATAATGTCAACCAAATTGGCGTATATCAATGCTGTGGCCAAATAAAACAATTTGGTTTAAACTTAGAATGTTGTGAATAAAATTGCTCATTTCCGAAAAAAAGCGGGGTTGTCTCAGGTGAAACTCGCTGAACTCGCTGGCACGTCTGGACAGCAAGTTGGACGACTAGAATTGGGGGTCCGAAAATTAAATGTTGAGTGGGCTGAGAGGTTCGCTCCTCACCTTAATTGTCTGGCCGTCGAGCTTCTTTTCGAGGACGTTGAAATAACTAGGGGCAGTTTGACCTCGGTTAAGTGCGTCGGGTTCGTCCAGGCTGGCGATTGGCGCGAGGCGGTAGAACTCCCGGAAGACGAGCAATATGCGGTGAATGTACCTCCTGATGGGAGATTCAGGGAGATAGAAGTCTTCGCCCTGGAAATCAGGGGCGACAGTATGAACCTCCGTTATGCGGATAAATCGCTGTTAATATGCTCCCGCTACGATCCAGTAAACGACCGGCTCCCGGTCGGCAAACGTGTCATCGTTCAAAGACGCTCCGAGTTGGGATTGATCGAGGCGACCTGTAAGGAATTGATCATAGACGAGGACGGCAAGGGCTGGCTGAAACCTGAGTCAAACAACCCTGCACATTCATCTATAAGATTCACTCAAAGTGATGACGGTGAAGACGATACCCAAATAATCGCTGTGGTGATGGCGTCATACCAACCGGAATAGCATAGATACACCATATAGGTTGACATTAGACTAGATTCTGGTTTAGAAGTTAGTTATGCAACTTTCCAAATACATAGAAAAAAACGAGATGACCGTAGCTCAGGCAGCGCGGGATTTCGGTGTAATCGACCAGACCATGCGCCATTGGGCGACGGGGAGGAGAACTCCGCGTCCAAAGTCCATGCGCCAAATCATGGAGTGGTCACGCGGCTATGTGACGCCTCTCGACTTCCTGGATGGAGAGCCGAAATGAGGCGATCTATATGAGTAATCTGGATTTATTCGAGAGATACCCGAATGTTCCAGGTCACCGTGGGATTGGTACTTCTATCACTGCGGCGGAAGGCATAAAGCCTAAAAGTAAAATTCTGCGCCAGACGGTATTAGACGCCCTCTCGGACTACGGCCCTATGTCAACCTTGGAAATTTCTATGGTGACACATGAGGAATACTCAAACATCCAGCCCCGAACCTCGGAGTTAAAAGCCAAGGGCAAAATAGAAGACACGGGAACCCGCAGGAAAACACCTTCTGGAAAATTGGGGATCGTGTGGGGTCTTGTCTAAGTACAGGAACATTAAAACTGAAGTTGACGGGATCGTGTTCGATTCCAAAGCTGAAGCTAATCGGTATACGGAATTGAGGCTTCTGGAAAAAGCCAATGAGATTTCCGATCTAAGATTACAATATCCGTTTGAGTGTAAGATCAATGAAAAGAAAATCTGCACCTATAAGGCTGACTTTGACTACTACGAGGGTGGCCAGTGGGTAATCGAGGACGTGAAGGGATTCAGGACTCAGGTCTATAAGCTCAAGAAAAAAATTGTGGAAGCTCTCCACGGAATTGAAATCCGCGAGATAAGAGCATGAACTGTCCCAAGTGCTACGGAAAGGGACAGATCCCCGTTTACAGAATGGCACATGCCCACATCGAGGGTGCGAATGGAAACCGATTGGTCCCCTGCGACTATGCGGGTTGTCATGCCGGTCAAGTGCATTGCTGCGACGGCCTCGAAGAGGGATGGGACGAGTGGACAGTGGAGGCCCGCTGGATAGGCCACAACGAGGAGATTCCTGAAGGGTTTGAATTAGCAAATGAAAAGGAAAGCCACCCCACCAGGTTGGTCGTGAGGGAATATGAGGTGGAATAAATCAAAAGAGCAGGAATTAATATCCCTCTGGAAGAGCGGCCTGACCTTTCAAAAGATTGGTGAAGAAATCGGACTGAACCGTATGTCAGTTGCGGGGAAGCTGTCCCGTATGGGGATGAGAAGGAAATTAAAAAGCGCCTGGAGCGGGGAGATCAGGCTCCATGACGATAGGGGCGACTGGGAAAAGCGCGGCAATTTTAGTTTCTGCCAATGGCTGGAGGACGGAAAATTCTGCCACGCTGAGATCAGTCTCAAACAAAGTTTTGCATTTTGTGACGATCATATAACGAAAGTTAAACGACAGGGAGGAGGGAACAATGACAATTTTTAGTGAGCGTGATGCAGCGCATTTTTTTGGGATTAAGTTTAAATACGACCGAAAAGACGAACCCCTGAAATCAATCAGGAAGGTCGTTCAAAAGGAATTTAATCTTACGACGCATGAAATGCTGGGCAGACAGAGAGCCAGAAATATCAGCTATCCAAGATTCATAGGGTATTGGCTGAGTCGTCAACTGACTCATTCAAGCCTTCCTGAAATCGCCCGTATCTACAACCGGGACCATACCACCATTATTAACGGCGTAAGGAGAGTGAACGAGTGGGAGAAAACACGCCCAGACTGGTGGGACAAAGCTAACGAAATCAGAGAGGAATTTATATGAGTACACTTCCGTTCATGCCGTTTTTTGTAGGGGATTATATTGCCGACACGCCTGAGTTATCAATCGAGGCGCATGGAGCTTATTGTCTGATTTTATTCTACACCTGGAAGGGGAGGAGGTTTCTAGAGGACGACGACAAGAAAATGTGCCGTGTTTTACGGGTTGAAAGCAGGAAATGGAAGCGCATAAAATTAGAGATTTTACCCTACTTTGATTTGTCCAATGGAACGTTTTTTCAACAAAAATTAAACGAAATGCTTGCAGAACGCGAACAAAATTCCGACAGAAACCGAACAAACGGACGACTTGGCGGCATAGCTAAATCTTTGAAAAGTAAAGAAACCACCCTAGCGAACGCTACAAAAAATCCTAGCATACTAGAACTAGAATCAGAATCAGAATCAGATAAGAAAGAAATATATAAAGAAAGGTTTGGCGATTTCTGGGAACAATATCCGAGGAAAGTCAACAAAGCAAAATCGTTTAAAGCGTATCTGAAATCATTATCAAAATTTTCTCATGGAGAAATTTACGGGGGGTTGCTGAAATATAATTTTAACCCCGACCCGAAAATGATCCCACACGCATCAACATGGTTAAACGGAGAACGATGGAATGACGAACCAACTGATTACACAACCAACTCAAACCAATCTTCCAACGCAGCGGAAGCGTTTCGAGATTTCGTTTCTGGAAGAGAGACTGTCTCCTGATTTTGATTTTCAAGGATTTAAATTTAACCGCAAGGTGACGGTGGCTGAACTTAACGAAGCTCTTGAAGAAATAAAATCGTCAATGACCCCGGCCACCGATAAGGAGATAGCTGGAGAACTATTAAAATTAAGATCTCTAACTAAATCCAGAAATGAAGGCAAAGACGATATACGAATAATGATGGAGAGTTACGCGGAGAAATTTAGGGAGTATCCCAGAGATGTTGTACTGGAAGTTCTAAGAATGGCTCCAGGCCGGTATAAATTCTTTCCCGCATGGGCGGAGTTAAAGGAAGAACTTGATTGGCGGTCTGGATACGCCAAGGCAGCGGTAGCCGCAATCGAGGGAAAGATAATGTCAAGACGTTTGCAAGAATTGAAATGATTGATATTTCAGAACAGTCCCAGAAAGCCTATCAGTGGGCGACCAAGGAAACTTTAAAAAAGGCGCGACGTGATCCGATTTTAGTCTGGGCTGAAAGTAAAAAGCTCAACTCAGTTTTACAGGAATCGGTCTGGGGCATCAGGAGGGCAGTAAAGTATATCCGCAGCGAGGTTGATTTCCAATCGCTGGATTATGCAACTCTCGATTGTCCGAGAGGGACGAGTGGCACGAATACCGAGAAAGAGCCTAAGGAAGTCAGGAGATATTTAATATGGTCGGGCGCGGTTCTGAGCCGGTTCGGATCGCCAGGTTTAAACATGATTGTCAATTGTATCGTCGAGGGTGATGAGTGTAACTGGAAATTATTCTCAACAGCGATCAGGGCTTATTAATGAAAGCGGCTTTAATTTGCCTGGCGTTGAATATATATTTCGAGGCCAGAGGTGAGTCGACAGTTCTGGCAATGGCCGCTCCCGCTCTCGTTGTCCTAAACAGGGTAAGTGATAACCGTTACCCGAATGACATCTGCGCTGTAGTTTACCAGGGCAAATACTCAAGAATAACAGGTCTTCCATTACGAAATTCGTGTGAATTTTCTTGGCACTGTGACGGCCTTAGTGACCAACCCCTGAATAAACCAGCATTTGAATTTTCCATGCTGATAGCGCGGCTGGTGCTGGAGGGAAGGATCGAGGACGTGACCCACGGGGCGACGCATTATCATGCTGATTACGTCAAGCCAGACTGGAAAATCTATAAAACCTTTACGGCCAAGATAGGCTCTCACCTTTTCTACAGGTGGGAAACCTCTTAAAACCTGTCAATTTTTCTTTACTTTTTTGTCATTATTTAGTTGACGTATCGTTAGCGCTAACGTATATTATCCTTATTGAAACAAGGAGAAAACAAATGACTAAAGTC